ACAAAATTATTAATGTCGCTTTGAGTTTCTTTTACCTCGTTTGTATTTTTAACATTAAACCTATACTTTTTATCACCAACATCATAATTAAAACCTTTAAAGTTTTTATTAAATAAGTTGTCAGTTTTTAGTTTAAAAGTTTTAGTTTGTTGTTCTACAACTTTTTGATTCTCTTCTGATTCTTTGTTGTATCTATTAAAGAAGTTAATAGCTTTCTGTTGTTCAGAGGTCAACTTTGACCCAGCTTTAATTTCTTCGTAGTATTTAGACTTTTGCCCGTCTAAGTGGCTTCTAGCGCTGGCAACTTGCTCTTTAAACGCTAGTTTTTTTCTTTTTATATCTCTTTCAGTATCTTC